GGGATTTTTCTTAGTAATTATGCTGAGAAATATTCTAATATTAAAGGGATACAACTATTAAATGATAAAATACGAATAGAATATACAGACGCATATATATTTAAATGTTCTATAGATATATATAATAATATCTTAGAATCATATAATTTTATAATTTGTATATTAAATATACTAAATATGTATAATCAGTTATATCCTGCATATAACTTAGAATTTATGAATGATCTTGATGACTTGCGCGAATGGATTGAATATAACTCGTTTTTTTGCGGATTTACACTAAATGTTACAGGTGATATAATTATTCCTCGTTTTTACTCTGCAAGATATATTTAAAAAGATTTATTGGGTCTTATTCAAGAGTAAATATAGAAGGATTTGTAGATAATTTATTCCAGCCTATCTTTTATTCTGCTATCAACCTATTTATCTATGTTGTATTATCAAGAGATTTATAACAACAATTAAGAATTTTATATTCCATAGTTTTATTATTCTCAATAATCATATTATTAATAATGGTAACATTATCATTTGTAAAAATTTTAGAATGATATTCTTCATAATTATCTAAAACATCCTTTACCTTATTTATTATATCATCGTATTCACACCATATTATTAAATCATTATAAGGGATTAAATGATTTAATGGAGATTTCTCTGCAACTATAATCACACCATTTTGTAATGCTGGTAAACATCTTAATTCTTCAAAAGTATCATGATGAGGTGTTTGATGAATATTAATAATTACTTTAGTATCTCTGTATAAATTCACTATATCATTTATATCAAAACAATTATTTATATTAATATGATTAAAATGATTATTATTTTTAATATTTTCTAATAGTTTATGTCTTCTAGGTTCATTTACATTAATAAATGTTGTAAGAGATGATATTTTTCTATTTTCCATGTTTATATATGTTGTTTGATATATAGATGGTGAAATATAAATATGTTTATGTGAAAAATCATCATAGTAACCAGAAGATTTGACATTATATATATTAGGATTACTATAATCAATAATTATATCAGTATTAATATAATCATTTAAATTATTATCAATTCTTACTAAATAATTTTCATCTTTATTATATTGAATAATACCAGTTGGTGTATTATTTTCAACATTACGACCTCCTTTTTTTACTAATGTATGTTCGTAATTTATATTAATTTTAATTGTTTTATTATTATTATTAAAATCATATTTCATATGACCTAATATGATATTAATAGATAAATCATTTTTATTTATTACATATTTTATTATAGAGAGTATATATAGATAATAGTCTTTGATATAATACAAAGATTGTTCATATATCAAAATATTTGATTCATTTTCTTTAATAAGTAACAGCATAATATAATATGAGTGTAATATTAACTTTATATACTATGAATGAGTTACAATAATTAAGTTATTTTACATGAGTTAGCTGAAGATATACTGACACTTATATATAAAAAAGTTTTTAATGATTCATTAAAATCATATGCAATAAGAAAAATGAGATATAAGTTGATAACATATATCAAAGATAATCACTATGTGCTAATAAAAATAATAGAATATTATACTTTTCTATAGAACCTTATAAAAAATGATAAATATTTTTAATAATTATTAAAATATAATGCTTACATTTAAAAAGAATTATTTGTATGAATTACCCGATGATATACAGGCAATCATATACAAAAAGGTTTATCAATATTTGCTTAAAAATATAAGTGATAAGAGAGAATCTATAGATAATTTTAACAGATTAGTAGAATATATTAATGATAAAAATAATATTGATAATAATAATCGTGCTACATGGAGCATTCTATTGTGCAGTAGGAGAGATATTGGTGATCCATATTACAAATATTTTGCATATTATGCTGATTATAAGACAGATTTCTTACAACTTAATAAAACGAAAATGATAAGATATAATAGCGCATATTCTAGTATTAAATATATAGATTTTAGAGTTCCTAGAATACTCCCCTCCACTAATTATAATTATATTAAAAATATATTAGAGCAATATACCCATATTTTCATAAGTCTTAGACATTATAATAGAAATAAATATAATGATACAGATGAAGAATATAGAAATATCAAAGAAATAAAATTATTAAATGACATAATAAGAGTAGAATATAATGATAAATATATATTCAAATGTTATATTGATATTTATAACAATATATTAGAATCTTATAATTTTATATTATATATGTTAAATATATTATTTAATAATAATATATTTCCTGAATATAATTTAGACTATATGAATGACCTACGAGATATACGTGATTGGTTTGAATATAATTTGTATTTTAGTGGGTTCAAAATTAATGAAGATGGAGATACTATAAAACCTTCCTTTTACTCCTGAATATATTTGTATTATTTTTACAGTAGGTAAAATAATAATAAATCATTTTTTAATATTTGATATTCATATTCTAATATATATATACATATATATTAGAATATTATAAATAAATGCCTATAATATTAAATGACGAGCAATGCTTATTATGGATAAAAGACCCAAGTGTTTCTCCATTTGTAAATGACTACTCTATATTACATAACAAGGTTAGAAAGAATATTTTGAGTGAAGCAACAATTAAAAATCCCAAATCTTTCTTAAATAAAGTTAAAAGAAAATGTTTTTATAATTCTGCGATAAGACAACAGATAGTAGACAAAATTACTGAATATCAGCGTCCTGGCACGATGCGATTATATACGATAAATGATAGACTTGGAAGTTCGACAAACATAGAATATATAACACCTCCTTTTACACGAAAGGAATGCAAGTGGTGGCTTAAGAACCATTTACAAAATCCGAGACCAAATGAAACCACAGCGACTAGAGGAACCGCAAGGAAGGCAAGGGTATATAATAAAATAAGTGTAGGCGACCAAATATATATTGAATTAATATATACATCTCTTCAATATGGATTACCTACACCTGCTTATTTAGATACTGAACTACCTACACTTGCGGATAAATTTGATGATAATATTCAAAAAGTTAAATATAAAAATATGAATACACTTATTAAAAATATCAAGAACCGATTACAGTTTATGAAAGAGAATGATGAATTTTTTTTAAATCATAATATAGAGTCTTTTGATAAAAAATTAAAAATTGCATCACCAACAACACCACGACGCAAAGCGGCAGCTAAAACCGCTAACGCAATTGCCAATATAGCGATTAATCCATTCGGTGTATCTTCGTCATCTTCTAAAAGTTTGAACTCTGCTGAAAGAAGACAATTAAGGGACCTTGTATTAGAGAAGAAGGACGAAGAAAAGTCAATAGCAATCCTTCAGTATAAGAAGGATCTTGTTAAAAAGAAAGACACAAACGGAAGTAAAGACAGCACAAGCGGTGAAGAAATTGATATTACCAATAAGAATATTTTTATAATTTTTAAAGCATTCTTTGTAGACCTTCAAAAAGAGGTTATGAATGGTGATTTAATTAAAAATATTTTAATAAATGCTAGCGACGACGATAAAATGGTGTTAAGAGAAGATTTTAGAAAATATTTTGATGGAAAAGGTTATAATAACACTTATATAAATAGAGTTTTAAAAGAGAATAATTATGATACTATTGAAGGCATAATTCGTAATTTTATTAATAATATGTTTGTACAACTTATAGACCCTTCAACAGACAAACTTCCAACTGAATTAGAAATAGGCGTTCTTTCATATACTAATAGTTTAACACATTTGAAGACTTTTTATGAGTGCAATTTATATAATACGATATTTGAAAAGTTATATAAATTTATTAAACTATATACATTTATAATAGGTAGGACAAATTGCAGGTATTTCAACTATCTTACAGATGATACAATACCTAAAGGGATTGTAGCAAAGAGAACGATAGATAATAGAGAGATGATTCCGACACGGCCTTATTTTCAAAATTTTTATTATAAGATATTATATACCAGAAGCGATAATAAACCCAAAAATAAACGATTGCCATCAGGGAGAGGATTATTGATGGGAAAAGAATTAACGATGAAGATTGTAGAATTAAAATTATCTTTTTATTTAGAATACTATCCAGGAAATAATCCTGATATCCAAACTATAATTACTGATACGAAGGTTCGTGGTTTTACGTATGAAGAATGTAAAAATTGGGTAATGATTCCTATTTTAAATCCACGAACATTTAAAGAGATTTTGATTGATTCACCAATCTATAATACACTATTACTTACAAGTTATCAATATGATACCAATCTAATTCCACGTATGATTACATCACGAGGTTATAATATTCTACGAGCTTTAAATCATGTAATCGATGTTATCTTATTTAAAGAAGAGGCAATTGCGCAATCAAGAGAAGAATTAGAGAAATCCATTATTATTGGTGAAAGACAAATTGGTGAAAGACAATTAAAAAAGAAAAAAGGTCGAGAAGAAAAAAAACTTGTTTACAGGATTGGATTAAAATGGAAGAATGCTGGCGCCAAGAAACCAAAAGAAGGTGCGCAATTATATGGACTGAATGATATATTAAAATCTAAAGGAATTGTTGCAGACAGACAACCACCATTTTATATTATTTTAACTGAGGAAGAATTAGCGACAGCTGGTATAACTACTGTAGCAAAGAATAGTTATATTGAAATAGCTGCCTACTATGCGCCAGATATTTCTGGAAGACTTAGCGGAAGCAAAGTAGGTTCAATATGGAAAAAAATTGTAGATTTGAAGGAAGGTGAAGAAATTGAAAAGGTTGGTGTAGAAATTAATAATAAGGGTATGAAAGAAGCAATCCTAATATTAAAAAGTCTTCAAGGCGACTTACCTCCTGATGTTTCATTTAGCAAACAATATTTAGCGACTTTTGGTATAACTACAGAAATTGTGAAGAATAGTTATGTTAAACTTGCTTATTACTACAAACCGGTATTTGAAAAAAGCGAAAGCGATATTAAGATTAAACCAACTAATAACGCGGTAATTACAAAAAGAGACCCTGAGTATGTAGTCTATAAATACTATTACTATACTATTGCTGATTGCTTGCGATGGGCGCGGCAACCAAACAAAGACCCTAAGAAAGAGCAAGTAATTCTAACAGACAGCAAAGAATATAACACAATATTTGAACAAGCATTAGTATATGACTATAATATAATGCCTATAAATATTACCGCAAAAGGGAAGCGGTTTATGAAATTAATATTAAAGGAGAAAAAGCAACATTTAACAATTGCGGAGATAAAGAAGCTCGTAGTGAGCAGAGGCAAAGATATTGCCGATATTAATAGTGTTGTTTGTAATGCGATTAAGAATATATATGACGATATAACAACAAATGAAGGCAAAAAATATAAGATGTTTAAGGATTTAATGAGTGGTAAATGTGAACAATATAATAAGGATACCTTTATGTGTATAAGGGATATTAAAAATGCTATTGAAGATTACTTTTATCCAGAAGATGATCGGATAAAATACGAGTTAAATTATTATCAAGAGTCTGCATTAGCTTCTCTATTAAATTTTTATCAAAAAATAAAAGGTAAAATATATAATAAGGGGTTACGCGATATATTTATATATGATTTTAATAAGTTTTATGTAACTATATATGAAATTGACGAGAACTTAAATGAAATCCAAAAAGATGCCATAGATGCTGGAGGACCAAAACGTGAATTTTTTACTAAGTTATTTGAAGAACTGTTTTGCGACAACGAACACCCGACGAGACCTTTCGCGTGTCCTGTAGATATTATTGGGGATAAATACTATATAAATCCTAAATTTGAACCTGATGCAAACTTTCTAAAGGTAATAGCAGTATGTAATAAAAAAAACCCATCTATTCCCGAGTTTAAAACGGAGAGAGATTATGAGTATATATATTATGTAATAGGGAAACTGCTATGTCTTCCTGTTTATAATGAAGAGATTGGATTACCTAAGCAACTATCATCATATATATTAGCAGGACTTATATATCAACCAAGCGAATTTGAATACTATGATTTATTATATTTTTACTTGCGCGAGTTTAACAATGCAAACAGTTATATGAATATGATTAGCAGCACTAATATAGAAACCCTTGAAAATGGTAATTTATCGTTTAACGACCTATATATTATTAGTAAATCGAAAGGTAAATCAAAAGACCCAAATAGTGTAGTAAATAAAGGCGTTGAACCATCTATGCCTAGAAAAGCACAACTTCCACTGGATTTGCTAAAATACAAAGCGCTTTTAACCACAAAAGATGCAGTTAAAAATTCATCAAATGAAAGAAAACTAAGAGAATATGATGAAATATGGAAGAAACAATTAAAGGAATATGAAAAGAAAAAAGAGATATATGACCGCACAGGTAGTAAATCGTTAGACAGAGCAAAAATAACTAAAGAAAATTTTATCAATTTTATTCTTCAGCAAGCAAAGCATGTAGTATCTAAAAACTTTTTAGTAAAAGAAGATGTAAATTCCACTAAAAACATGGAAATGAGATATGATTCGTTATTTGGTGGGTTTAGTAATGAAATTAGAAAGTTTCTATATAAAAGAAAAGTTACTATAGAACAACTAAGTCTATTAATTACAAATGAACAATTAACTATCGCAATTTTACAGGAACTCGTCAATAAAATAAAAGTAGAGATACCTGAATATGATGATGATTATAATCACATTATAATAGACCCTACTGAAA